GGCGATCGGCGCTGGCGGTGTAAGAACGGGCGAGCGAAGGGCCGGGGCGGGCGTGTCCACCTTCGCAATTGCCCGCGCGCGGTCCTGCGTCAATTCGCTGGACACCGCCGTGCCTGCTTCCTCGAACGCTGACTGGCGCTCCAGCACGTACTTGGAGAACGCGCCGGGCTCGATGTTCAGGGCGTCGATCGCGGCGTCGATGTCACCAGCGCGCAGGGCGACGATGAGGGCGGGGTAATCGATCCCGTCACGCAGCCTGCGGATCGCAGCGAGGAATGCAGCCGCCAGCGCGGGGGCGAGTGAGGCGAGGAGGGCTTCAAGCGTCTCGTCCATCAGCGGCGCGCCACGAACTGGATGGAACAGGTGATGCCTGCCTCGGGGATATTACGGACACGCAGCACGGTGACCGGCAGGCCATCGACCTCCAGCACCCACCCCGGCCCATACGCACCGCCCCACGGTGCAACGAGCACGACAAGATCGGTCGCAACGATCTGGCCGCCGGTTTCAACGGGAAGGCCGACCAGTTCCTTACCGACGCCGCGCGCAACGCCGTCTAGCGTCGTGACTTCCCGCGACGGTTCGGCAGGCGGTGACCAAGGATCGGGGCCGGGCGCGCCGGGGACATAGCGCACAAGCTCGATCTTGCCTTGTCCCAACCCATCTTCATCCGTGGGTGCGAGGAGGCGCTTGGATGTCGCCAACATGCGTTCGTAGAACCCGGCCGACACGTCAGCTTCCCAGCGTCCAAAGGAAAGCTGCGCCGTCGTCGTTGCAAATGAAGGCGCCGAGCATCCCGTCGATCTGACTGTCGATGAAGCTGGGGCCGCCGCCTACCGCAGCCTTGCCGTCGTCGAAGTATTCGGCCTCCACGACATCAACCTTCTCGCGCTTGACCCGCGAGCCGGTGATGATCGACGGGCCAGCCAGAATGCCCGGCGTCGAAGCCTCCAGCCATGCAGCGCGATAGCTGGCGTTGACCACGGCCGGCGGGATGACGTCGCTCGGGATCGCCTGCGTGCAGTTCACCGTTGCCCCGGTGCGCGGCCACGCAAGGTCCTGCATCACGCCACCAGTGCGTTGGCCGGTCCAGTATACCTCATAGCCATCGACATAGGCGCTGCCCCGAGCACGCAGGATGGCGGGCGACGGCGCGGTGGTGGGCAGGGCGTAGCCCTGTTCCGCTAGCCAGTCGGTCAGGCCTTGGTCGGTGCCGTAGGCGGCCATATACCGTCAGTCCTTGGCGGTGCGCACACGGCGAGCAGGCTTGTCGTCCGCATCGCCCTTGGCTGGATTGGTGACAGGCACAGCCTCTTTCGGCGCGTCCTTGCCGATGATCTCGTACCGGCCGTCCCAGCCCTTCGGGGCCTCCTTCACCTCGAACTCGGTGCCGATCGCAATTTCACCCTTGGCGCCATAGATGCCGCCTGCCGTGATCCTGATCTTCATTCCGTCTCTCCTATGCAAAAGGGCGGGACCGCTAAGCCCCGCCCCTCATTGCTCATCCCTGGCGGGAAGATCAGTTGTTTACGACCGAGTAGAACACGCCGCTGCGGCCATTGATGTCGGCGCGGATCTCGATACCCATCGCGTTCCAGACTTCGAACTGGTAGTTGGCGCGCGGGTGCTGGCGGGGCATGGCGACGGTCGAGGTCGCCATCGCCACCAGCGGACGAATGTAATCGGCGTTCGGGACAAATCCGAAGAACGAGTTGCCCGAAAGCTCGAAAGACACCGCCACCTTGTTGACGCGGCGATTGCCCAGCACGTAATCGAGGATGGTGCCCGGCTTGTAGCCCGCCGAACCCGAATAGGGGCGGTCCCAGTTGCGAGCGATCTCGGGCGAGATGTACAGGTTGACGCCACCCGTGATGTAGTTGGCGTCAAGCATCGCGCCGAACGGGCCAGCAAGGAATGCGTCGATGTCGTCCGCGTCGGCGGTGGTGAGGTCGATGTTTGCGCCGCCAGCAGCCGATCCAAGGTTGATGGCCTTGGAGTAGGGAGAGGTGCGGATGCCATAGGCGGTATAGCCTTCGACAACGATCGAAGCGTCGCCGTCGAGCACGTAGAGTGCATTGTCGCGGCGCAGCTTGGCAACGTGCGCTTCCTGGTCGTCTGACAGGGCATCGAAGTTCTCCGACTGCAGCGTGTTCCATTCGCGCCATTCACGACCGTATCCGGTGGCGAAGATGGGAACGGGAGTGCCGCGGTAGTCGTAGGCCACCTTGTCGAGCGGAACCGGAACCTGACCACTCATCGAACGGACGACCACGCCGGCATCCGACGACACGCGGTTCAGGTGGACCAGTTTCCCGATGTTGACCGGCTTGGCCAAAGGCATGAGATCTGCCATCCAGACCTGACCTTCATCCGCGCGCATGACACGGCGGGTGATGTTGTCGAGATCCAGCCACGCATCACGCGGCAGCACAGCGGCAGCGTTGGCGGTCAGTCCCGAGGTATTACCCACAGCAACGAGGGCGTCCTCGGTCTGGTGGAAGTGCTCGCGTGCGAGGCTGAGCTCGCCCCACCATGCGCCATGCTGGCGGGGGTTGTTGGTGATGAGGTCTGCGGAAAAGTAGCGCATTTCGAGGCCCCCTTATGCCACGACGATGCCCGGCTGCGCCTTGCGGGCGCGCACGAGCTGGTCTGAACCGGACTGGTTGTTGTAGGCTTCTTCGGCGATCATCATGACGCGCTGGCCGGTGGTGGCGAGGACGAAGCGACCCGTTGCGTTGGTCGTCAGGTTTGCCCCCCGCGCGACATTGACGCCGGTCGGGACGCGGACGTTGAAGAACTGCTCGTCGAGCGGCTCCATGCCGATGACGCGGCTACCGGCAACAGATGCGGTATCGACACCCTTACCGGTCAGGTAGTGGTCCTGAGCAATGTACACCTTGGTTGCCGCGGCGGCGCCGGCGATGGCAAAGCTCGTCCCGCTTTCCACCAAGCCGATGCCGGGGGTGACTGCGGCAGCGCAAATGCGCTCCTGAACCTGCGGAAGCGTTTCGGAGGTCGGGCCTGCGAAAATCTTGTTGTAGCGAGCCATGGTCGGTTACTCCCCTGCCGGGATGGCGAAAGCAGGCTTTTCGCCAGACTGCGGCTTGTAAACGCCGTTCACGCGGAAGGCGGCGGGCTTCTCGTTGCTCTTTTCGAGCAGCGCGTTCAGCACCGGAGCGGTCGCGTCTTTGGCGATGTCCTCGGCAAGCAGGCCACCTTCAACGACCTTGTTCACCAGCACCAGACGATCGGCTTCGGCCTTGTCGGCTGCATCCTTGGCAGCAGCGGCCTGCGCATCGGTGAAGGGCTTGAGGGCATTGCCCACGGCGGTTGCGATCTTGTCGTCGAGGCCGGTCATGGAATCGGCCAGCGCCGCTACCTTGCCGGTCAGCTCGTCGAACTGAGCCTTGTCCATTGCTTCGTGCTCCGTGTTCAGGGCATCGCCCTCGATGTTGTCGGGCGTCGGGCCGCCCTGAACTTCCCCAGTGATAATCTGAATGATGCGCCGAAGCAACGGCAAACGTTCTTTTCGTTCAACAGCGCGCAACATACTTTCAGCAGACCACGCGAGGTCGCGGTCGATATCGTCGTCGATCGTGCAGTTCATGACGTCGACTTTCTCGCCATCGGGGGCAGCGGCGGCGTTGACCATCAGTCCCACGCCCTGCTTTGGGGTGGCCGCGCCATCCTCGCCGATGAGGATCGCGTCGTGGTCGAACACGATGTCGGACGCCTCCCAGTCGACGCCCTCTTCGTTCTCGACAGCGGTGAGAATGGCATAGAGGCCGGTGGATGAGTGGATGGGCTCGCCCTTCTCGATCGCTTCCAGCACCGTCTTGCCGCCGTCCAGCTGGCTGGCAGTGGCGACGTCGATCACCTTGTCGACGAATACGCGGCCGTTCTCGCGGCGCACGTTGCGGTTCCAGGCGCCGATCCAGCCCCGAGCGAGGCCTTCTGGGTCTTTGGCCGAAACGAACGCGCCCTCGATCGTGGGGTGGCCGAGTGGGGCAGGGGTGTTTTCCAGCGAGCCGAACGCTTTCGCGATCTCATTCGCTGGGTAGCGCGTACGGTTCATCACGATGCCATCGGGCATGGTGGCGCTTGGCACGATGATGTAGTCGCGACCGTCACGGCGCTCGCGGCGGATGCCAGAGCTATTGATGGCGCTGCGGACGTTGATGCGGACGGTCTTTCCGACCGCACTGTTCATTGCCGGCATTTTCATTGCCGGCTTCTTTTTGGCGGCATCCGATTCGAGGAAGCCAAGCGCATCCTCCATCTGCGTCATCATGAGCATCTGGCTCTTCTCGCCAGCCGCGCCGGTCGTCGGTGCAGATCCGTCCATGTGCTTCTTGTGCAGCGCGATGGCCTTTTTCAGCGCCTCAATGGCTTTCGCTACGTTCATGGATTATCTCCAGGTGGAATATTCTGCGTCGGCCCATCCTCGGCCTTCTGCCGTTCGCGCTCGTCACGCTCGCGCATGAATTCGTCCCAGCCCTCGACGTCCTCGGCGGCGGCATAGCCAGCCTCCTCACGAATCTCGTCAAGCAGGAACACGGGCTCGTTGGCGGACTGGCTGTTGATCGACGACATTTTGACGGCGCGGTCCAGCTTGTCGTCGGGCGTGGCATCTAGAAGCGAAGTCCACCCAATCACCCAATCCTTGCGGTCCAGCACACCCCACGCGACCAGGCGCTCGACGAACTCGTACAGGATCGGCAGCACGCGGTTCTCACGGCGCGACATGTTCGTCTCGGCCCAGCCCTTGGCATCCTCGGTGCTGGCGCGCTCGCCGGTGACGTTGCCGATCAGTTCCTTGAACGGGATCTGCATTGAGGCGGCGAACGACTGGACGCAGGTTTCCCAGAATTCCTTAGGTTGGGGCAGGGTGATCGTCAGGGGCTTGGCCGTGAAGCCGCCGAGCATCAGGAACTTGTCGAACCCGCTCTGGAAGTCGTCAGCCTTCTCGTTCAGCTTCTCGCGGGCTTCCTCGGGCGTCGCTGCGCCCATACCGCGCATCATGTCCTGCATCGACAAGCCCTGAGGGTTCTCGACGATCGGCGCACCGCGCGAGGACTTCCAGAACCCCTCGGCCCCTGCGCCCTTAATCTTCTCGGCATCCGACACGTCGTTGTAGCCGGGCTCCAGCGCCGAACTGCCGTTGACCGTGCCGTCATCGGACCAGATCAGCACGCGGTCGCGGTGGATGCGGACCTGCGACTTCGGGACTGCCTGAGGTTCGCCGACAGCCTGCTCGTCGAACTGGAAGTACAGCGGCTCGCCGTAGGTTTCGCTGCCCTCGGTCTGGTCCCACTCGACAACGGTAAGCTGGCCTTCCCACGCAGGGGCGATGCCGACGATGCTCTCGACGCCTCGGCGCACGGTAGTGACGGGCTGGTCGAGGCGCTGGCCGTCGCGCAGGTAGATGATCGCGCCAGCATAGGCCCCGACCATCGATCGGCGGTCCGCATCCATCAGGCCGCGCCAGATTCCCTTGCGCGCGAAGTGCTTGGCGATGGCAGCCTCTGCCGGACTGGCAGCGGGCTTATCGCTTTCCCACAGCGCGGGCATGGTCGCCCACGTCTTCGCAATGGTCTTGTCGATCGCGGACGCTGCGATGCCTGAGCGGCAGTACATGCGGTGGAAGTCGTGGAAGGTGAGGGATTCCTTCCAGCCGTAATCGCGAGCGTAGTCGTGCTTGGCCGACATGCCATAGAGCCACGGCATTGCGCGCTGGAGACGATCGCGGATCGCTGACGTCGCATTGGCGATGATGGAATGTTGCGCCGACATGGCGCATAGTTACGCGAACGCGAAAGAATGCGCAATCATGTTGCTGTCAGAGGAACCAACCTGTCTTGGCCCCCTGCTCCGCGAGCATATCCGCAATCGCATCCATGAGCGGGTCAACCTGGTCGTCCCATCCGGTGCCGAGGCCGTCGAACATCTGCAGTTCGGCACGCAGGACAACCTTGCATTCGTGGTCGTCGGGCAGATGCACCATGCCGGTCGCGATCCATGGCGCAGCGTCCAGACCGCGCGTGTACTTGTCCTTGTCGCGCGGCACGGCGATGACCGGGATACCCTGATTGCGCCGCATAGACTGGATCAGTCCGGTGCCGGACGCCTTGTCCTCAACCTTGAAGCCGCGCGGTGCAAGGTGCTTGTGCTTCTCCCAGAACGCCTTGGCGGTCTTCTCCAGTTCGGGTGCCTCCCACTTCCCGCGCACCTGGTCGATCAGGTAGATCCCGTTCGCCGCCTTACCCCATAGCTGGAACACCGAAAAGTCGTTGCGCTCGCCAGTCTTCTGCGCGGTATCGGCATAGATCGCGTACCACTCGATCGGCGGCAGTTCGTTCCACCACCGAAAGCCGTCCATGTTGAACAGCGCACCCTCGATCGACACCGGCCGCTGCATGTACTGGCTGGCATAGGTGTAGGCGTCGGCCTTGAGCACTTCGATCTCGGCGGCACTGTGCTTTTCGGACCATAGCGGGCCATCGGGCAGGCCGTGTTCAATCGGTATGCCATGCGTCCACTCAATCGGGTACGGATCGGCGCTGTTGATGATCACGGGAAGGTTGAGGTGATGCCACTTCTCGCCCGTCCCGCCGGTCAGCAGGTGGCCCACGAAGTCGTCGGAGTGCAGTCGCTGCATGATGACGATGATCGGCACGTCATCGTGCGCCAGACGGCTGCGGAAGGTGTTCGTGGCGCGTTGGTTCACCTTCTTGCGCTTGGTTGGCGAGAAGGCGTCATCGGGCTTGAGCGGGTCATCGACGACGAGCGCCCCGGTGAACACGCTGCGGTCCATGTACCCGGCGCGGAAGCCAGTGATCGGGCCGCCTGCCGCCTTCGCCAGCATCCCGCCGCCCTCTGCCGTCTTCCAGCGATCCTTGGCCTTGCTGTCCACGCGGATCGTGACGGGCTTCACGCTCTGGTAGCCATCCAGGGCAATAAGCTGCAGCACCTTGTCGCTGTTCTCGCGGGCTAGATCGTCCGAGAATGTCGAATGGATAAAGCGCGCCTTCGGGTTCACATGGAAGCCCTTGGCGATGAAGTTCACGACCGCCGCCTCGGTCTTGGTATAACCGGGCGGCACAGTGATGATGAGGCGGGTGATCTCGCCCGACAGCACGCGGTCCAGCGTCTGCCCGATCACGCGATGATGCGGACCCTCGATAAATTCCATGCCCTCGCGCTCTGGGAAGTACCAGCGCGCGAAGTCGAGCATCTTGCCTTCGGGAGCCAGCGCCTCCTTCTTCCGCTTCTCGACTACGGCAGCCAGCAGGGCAATGCGGGCCGCGCGATCGTCAGAGGCCGATTGCTGCAGGGTCGATGCCAAGGCGGCGCGCCTCCTCGATCAGATTGGCCGGCGTCACGTCCTCGGTCTTGATGGGGCCGCCGTTCCTGCCGGTCAGTTCCTGCTTGTCGGCAAGGCCAAGGTCGCGGGCGATGATGTTCGGGTTGAGCATGCTGGCAGAGGCCCCCTCGAACTTCTGGCGGAAGATGACCTCTTCGGCTCGCGTAATGACCTCAAGAAAATCGGGACGGTCTTTCCGCCATCCGCGCCATGCCTCTTGGGAGACGTCCAGAAACATGCACAGCCCGCCAATCGTCATGGCGCGCATCTTCGCGGTCGGCTCATGGGTGGCGGAGCCCTGGAATGTGACGAGGTTGTCCTCGTACAGCGGGTTGTCGGCATTCCACGCGAAATACTCGCAGCAGGCGTCCCACAGGTCATCAGGCTCGGCGAAGATGGGATTGCGACCATGGCTGGAGCGCGCCTCCCAGAAGCGGTTGCCGGGCAGGAAGCGGCCGGTGGTTTCGTCGCGGTCGTTGCTCACTGTACCGGCCCCTCCACATCCGCCCACATGGTCGCGCCGTTCAGCACGAAGCCAACGGAATCACACCATGCCCCATCCCAGTTGCAGATCGCGGGGTAGCCAGCGGAGAACCACAGCAGCATGTTGCGGCCGTTCTTCCGGTCCTCAGGCATTTCGGCTATCGGGTGCCACGCGATGGGCGATGCGATCTCCTGCCGCGTCGCCATCAGCGCGCGAACATCATCTTGCGGTACGAACACGCGCGTTCCTTTCTTGACCCTGCCGATGCGACCCGACGAGGAGAGGTTGTAGATCTCGTAGTACGGCACCCCGAGCATCTTCGCGGCGTCGTTCATACTGATGAGGGTGGGCTCCACCACAGCCACCGCGCTCACACCCCCCTCCCGAGGTTGCGGACAGAATATGCCGAAATTCCGATTTGTATCGATTGCACAGCGCGAGAACGGCTGCGGATGACCTCGTGTGCCATCGTAGCCCATCCCTCGCTCTGTAGCCCCCGCGTCGGTGCGCTGTGATCCGTCATGCGGGTTCTCCGGCGGCAAGGCGGTGGTAAGACTTGAGCATGGCTTCGATGGACCGCGCCTTGACGAATGCGGTCGCCTCGTCCTCGCCACCGAAGCGGGCAATCAGGCCACACGAACGAGCAGCTTGGACGTTGCTGTGCGAATGCCTGACCAGCTTCCATTCCCCGACCTCGCTTGCTCGGACGAAATCAAGCAGCGCCAGTTTCTCATCATCCATCATTCAATCCCCCTTGCTCGGGTTGTGGGTGGGCGTGCAGGCTGGCTGACGACACCCCTCACCGTGAACAGTCAGGTGGTTGATCTTGCGGGTCAGGTCGGTGAGCGCATGCTGGTAATGGCGATCGCCAGCGTGCTCGACACGAAGCGCGCGGACGGCAGCGCTGATGTCACCACGGCGGACAAGATCATTCTCAAACCCACCGTCCATCATCCGATCGATGAGAGCCAGATCCTCATCCGACATGTTGGCGATAGTCTCGTACATCCGTTCAAGCATCGTCGTCATGTCAGTCTCCAGTTTTGGGGTTGGCAACTCTCGCCCATCCTCGGGCGGGGTGGTGGGTGGTCATCGTTGGGCTCCGGATTGCTTGGCGAGGAAGTGTTCGAGGTGGCTGACAGGCTGCGGCGAGGATCGACCGGGCGGCGAAAGGCCGCGCTCCTTGACCCAATCGGCCCGGAATCCCTGCCATCCCTGCGTAACCGTCTCGGTCAGCGCTTCCTCCAGCGTCCACCCAGCCTTGCCGGCCTCACGACGCAGGCCATCGACTGCGGTGGCAGTCACATCGGCGCGCTTCCGGGCTCTCAGGTCGAGGAAATCCGCCCAAGTCTGGTCTTTCACGCCATCCGGCTTGGCAGGAGGCTGGAGTTTCGAACCTCGGCCCTTACGCGCGGGTGTATTATCCGGGTGGGTATGGGGGTGGGGGTGTTGGTTGGGGGTCTGGGGGAAGGAAGAGGGGGCGGGGGAAAGGGAGGGCGTTACGTTACTGTCGGCGTTATCCGTTACGTTACGCGTTACGTTACCTTCATCATCACCTTTGCGACGGCGACGATAACGCGCTTGACGCTCAGCATTGGCGGAGCGCGGCTTATCGAACATGCGCGCGAACTCAATTGCATCGGCAAGGCTCATCCCCTTGTCGGCAAGGAACTGCATCTGTTCTACCGTGAGGCCGCTCATCCGCGCACCGCCTGATAGAAGCCATGGAACTGCCCATGGGCGATTCCCTCTTCGCCATTGCGGCGCTTGGCCACGATGAACTCGATCTGCCCCTTGGCCGTCTCCATCGCCTGCTCCCACTCAAAGCGCTTGGGATCGTTCTCGGCGGGCTCAGCCTTGCGCAGATAGTATTCGTCGCGCACGAGGAAGAGCACGGTATCGGCGTCCTGCTCGATCTGTCCGCTGTCGCGCAGGTCTGATAGCTGCGGTCGCGCTCCAGGTCGGCGCTCCACCTCTCGCGAAAGCTGGGCGAGCGCGAATATCGCAACGCCGTTATCCTTGGCCATCGCCTTGAGTGACTTCGATACCTCGGACACGGCCTCATAGTTGGAGCGCCCTTTGGTGTCGGGACTGAGGAGCTGCAGGTAATCGACGATTACCAGTTCCAGCTTGTGGCCGGCTGCTTCCATGCGGCGAGCATGGCGACGGATCAGCATGTTGAGGCGGCCGGTCGTCAGGCTTCCGGCATCCACTACGGCAAATGGCAGCGACCCGATAAAGTCCCGTGCGCCGTTCAGCGCCTGGCGCTCCTTATATGTGAGGTCGCCGTCGCGAATGTGGGGGTACGGCACCGCGTCGCATTCGTCGCGGCCAAAGCAAAGGTCAGCCGCCATGCGGGCGGCGAGTTCCGTGCTCGACATTTCCAGCGACACAAACAGGACGCCATGGCCGTTTTCAGCAGCCCCAAGACCATAGGAGAGGGCAACGGCGGTCTTACCCATGCCGGGGCGCCCGGCGCCGATAATGATCTGTTTCGGCTTGGACGGCCCAAGCACTTTGTCCAGTGCGGGGATCTTGCCGCAGGTCACGCCGCGATTACCGTCGAGGTACGATGCGAACAGCTCGTCCATGCACTCTGACCCGGTGGGCTGGTGCACCAGATCGCTGCCCTTGACCGATATGGCCGCGTCCGCTTCCGCAACGATCTCGGCAGTGGTGAGGTTCAGATCCTCGCACGAAGCCGCTGCGTGGCGCAGTCCATCGGCCATACGGCGGCGCTGGGCGAGTTCAGCTATCAGCTTGGCGTTGTCGGCGCTCGAAAGGCCATAGGCGGCGCTGGTGAGGCGGGCGAGGTAAGAATTACCGCCCAGCTTCTCAAGCGTCTCGTCACCTTCAACGAAGCCTTTGATTGCGACCGGCGATACCGGCTTGCCCTTGCTGGCCTGGTCAATCACGGTTTCGTACATTCGCGCGTGAAGCGGCTCTGAGAAATCGGTCGATCGGACGAGATCAGCAATCTGATCAACCGTCGCATGGCCAGCCATGAGGCTGCCGAGCAGTTCGGCTTCGGCCTCGACGTTGACGACCGCGCTCATGCGGCAGTCCAATCAAGATAGAGGGATTTGAAGCGCTCATACGCGGCCATCCGCTTTTTCGTTAGCGCGACCTCTTCGCGCATCAGCGCGGTGTAGGTTTCCCAAGCCTCGGTGACGGCCGCTTCATCAACCTTGGGCGCCTTCGCGCGGGCGGCGGAATTCATACAGTCCTCCAATCAATGGCGGGCCACATGGCGCGCGCAAACGCGAGGCGCAGGGTGGATGCTTCTGTGTTCGTGGCCTTTCCGCCCTTCACGTCCTCGCAGACCTTTTGGCCGCGCTCGATGTAGGCGAAGTCCGGCGTGTATATCGCGCGCCGCCCGTTGAGGTGCGTCACCGGCTTGCCTTCAATGGCGAAGGTAAAGACGGGCTCGACTTCAAGGCCGACGATCTCCCCGGCGCGCTGCAGTAGATGCAGATCGTTGCAGCGCCGCGCTTCCTTGGCACTGGCGTGGGTGTGACCATGGGTGCACGGCGACTTGCGTGCGCCGAACTTGTTGCGAGCGACCATCAGAACATCCTCATCTGATCGTCGGTCTGCGCAGCAATGAACGCGGTGCGCGCGGCCTTGGCGTGGCAAAGGTCGATCATGGCCGCGATGTTCTCGGCGCGGGCGTCTGACAGCTTGGAGCGAGCGCGACGGGCGCGCTTTTCGGCGACAGTCACAACCTGCTCAAGCCGATCAAGGCTGACCGGAGCGGCGGGCACAACCGCTATGATCTTGTCGAGGGTGACCGCGTTCATGCCGCCATCGCCTCCGGAAGCTGGAAGGACCAAGCCTCCTCAAGCTCCTCAACGGCGCAGTCGAACTCTTCGTTGGTGAGAAGCTGTTCAGCCCGCTTTAGCCAGTTGAGCGCAGTGGTGTGGTCTTCCTTGCCGAGAAACCGGGCGATGCGCGGGCTGGTCCAGCCATGGCCATGCAGCACGTGCGCAACAGCGGCGCGGGGGCGAAGGAATTTCTGCGCGCGATCGGCGCTCTTGATCTCCTCGACCGTGACGGAGAAGACCTGGGCGGCGCGTTCCAGAACCCGGCGGGCGGGCGCGATGTGTTGCGAGACACTGGCAAGCGGCGGCAGTTCCTTGCCGGTCACGATTATTCCATGCTTCACGCGCCAGCGGGCCAGATCGACGGCGTTCTGGTCGAGTATCAGGCGGCGCGCTTCCTCGGCGCGGATGCCGCCTTTGCGCATGAGGCCGCGATACGCGGGGCGCAGATGAGGGGGGCACCATGCCAGGCGAGTGGCTGAGACACCTTTCCCGGTGCGCACCGCCCGTTCACTTCCGGCTGAGATTATAGACTTTTCCCAAATACGGTTCGCAGTGATCAGTGCCCGGCTGCGCTCGGCATGCTCAGGAGTTGATGTGAATGCGCGCAGGCGGTCGCCAAGCTGCTTGACCAGTTCGGGATCATGGGCAAGGCGGCGACGATACCCTGCGGCTCTTTTTGCCTGGTGTTCTGGGTTGATCGCGATGCAATTTGCGCAGAAACCGCTTTTGTTCGGCGCGATCGCCTTTTTGCAGGCGGTGCATTCCGAAGTTTTCGATCGGGCCTTTTCACCACAAATTTTGCACATGCCCGTCTTGCTGCTGGGCGACATAGTGCGTCCACATGCGCAGGTGGGGTTATTGGAGTCGCGGCACTTCCTGCACATGCCCGTCTTGCACCCCCGGCTCACAGCGGTGCCGCACTTGCATAGGAATCCGAGAGACTGGTGATAGTCCTTCTCGCACTGGCGGCAGCGCTTGTAGCGGCCGGTGCCCCGCGAGTTCTCTGGTGTGCGGTCATGTCCGCAGTTGAAGGGGCCCATCACGCAGCCCTCACCAGCTTAGCCAGCTGCGCGTCGATCGCAGCGCGGGCGCGCTCCAGAGTGGCGCGGCTGTCGCGCACTTCCTCGGGGCTGATGGCGTCATCGTCCTCAAGCGCCTGAGAGAGCGCGAGTGCAGCTTCCAGAACTGCAGACTGCGCCTTGCGATCGTGCATCGCAGCGCCGCCGGGGCGACTGTTCACGCAGAGGCGATCAAGCGCGCCGGTAAAGCGGCCATTCCACTCCCGCTTGGCGGAAGCATAGGCGACCACGCCCATTTCAGCGGTGGCAGTGCGGTACTTGGCCGCCTGGTCCTCGCTCTTGCCGAGGACACGCCCGATGTCGGCGTCGGTCAGACCATCCTCGTTCTTGATGATCGTCAGTTCCTCCGCGATGGCTTCAAGCACCTTCGAAGCGGAAAAAATGCTGCGCTGCGGCGTAGATTGTCGGGTCACGGGTGAGATACCTCGCGGTCATGAACTGGATTGAACAAAAAGCCCGAGAGCGCCTCACAGTTGGGAGCGGACACGCTCTCGGGCAGGCTGCTGGCGGGGTTGGCCAGCGGGGAAGGGTTGCTGGCGTCGTCGTTGGGACGATCGCCAGCGTGCGACCGCGAAGGTGCGGCGGGGGAAAGGGTGATCGGGCGCATTCAGGCGGCTTCCTGACACCACGTGCCGCACTCGGCGTCCATCTCGACGGTATCGTCAGAAAGGAGCCCAGCGAACATGTCGGGCTGGCGCTGAACGTCAGAAATCAGTTCGGCATAGCTGTATTCGGTGACGAACTGGCCATTGCCGATCACCTCCATGTCGGACCACCATTGCAGCGTGCCCGGCTTGGTGCGCTCGATTTCCCACAGTTTGGCGCGGGCCTTGAGCATGCAGCCGTCGCAGTTGCCTTCGAACCCGAAGATGCCCAGATCGAAGCCCTGCGGGAGAAGGTGAGCAACGGCGGCTGCGCCCAGCTTGCGGATCAGATTGACGACATCGCCGATCGAGAGCGCGCCGAACCAGAAGCGGAACACGTCGCGCTGCGTGGCCTTGGCGTCGTCCATGGGCAGCGCGTTGGTCCACGCTTCCTTGTTCGGTTTGCGGGATTTCGCGACGCGATGGCCTTCATCGTGGCGCAGGCCGATGACGTTGGTCCAGTTCTTGTAGCCAAGCGACTGCATGAACCACTTCATCACGCGAACCTTGAGTTCGGCGGTGCACCAGCGCATGACGGCGTTGGGCGTGTATTTCTTGTCGCGGATCAGCGTCTCAAACGGTTCGCCAGCCCGGGAAGCCGTCTCAAAGGTCACTTCGGCAAAGCGCTCCTCGATCGGGAGGCTTGTCTTGCGGGTGCGGAATTCCAGCCAGTGGACCTTCACGCCCCAGCGCTGGGCGCACTCGTTGACGAACGTCAGAGTTTCCTCGCGCTCCTTGCCGGTGTTGGCGAAACAGACATGCACGTCATCCGGCAGCGTACCGCCGTGCGCGTCGATGATCTGCTTGAGCATGTAGGCCGAGGTGCGGCCGCCCGAGAACGAGATGAGCGCCGGGCCGGTGATGAGGTACGGATTCACGCCACCCCTCCCGTCCACCCATTATCATTCACGGCCTCGCGCACGGTGGCGCAGTGATGGGCGTGGTGGGTGCGCCAGGCGGTCGCGCAGATCGCGCGAAGGGTGAGGGTGAAGGTCATGCGGCGCGGCCTTGGCGTGCTGTGGCGGCCGCATGATGTCGCTCGCACATCCCCGCTCCGAGCAGGAACCCCACGCCGAAAGCGAAGGCGGTGCACTCGATGAAGAACTCGATCGCCGTTCCCCAGAACAGGCGAACTCCGGTCAACACGAGCCACGTGGTGATGAAGATGAGGAACGTCTTCATGCCGCCGCGTCCTGCCGGGGCGTCCACGGCTCGACCTGCTCCAGCACGTCGATCTGCGCGTCGGTGAGGCCAGAGATGACAGCAGGCTTCCATCCAGTGCGTCGGAAGATGTGGATGGCGAGGGAGCGCGGCGGATCGCGCTTCTCGTTCGCGATCATGCTGGCGTACGACTGACTTATGCCAGTGGCTTCGCGCAGCGCTCGGGGTGATGGCTTATCCATAACGGATACATCACAGATTGTGATTTCAAAGGCAAGCGCAAAACATCACAATCTGTGCGGCGCATCTGATTTCACAATCTGCGATAATCACAAGATGGCTGATGACGCAGACAAGAACGGTGGACCGAACTACCTTCAAGCGTGGCGGGAGTTTCGCAAGCTCACGCAGGCCGAATTGGCCGCAAAGGTCGGCACCAATCAGAACATGATCGGCTACCTCGAAAGCGGGGAAAGAGGGCTGTCAGCCAAGTGGCTCCGCAAGCTGGCCCCGGCGCTTGAAACGCAGCCTGGCTTCATTCTCGAGCATAACCCCTTTGATCTGCCCACCGACATTGTCGAAATTTGGATCAATGCCAACGATAAAGAGCGCAAGCAGCTTGTGAGCTTGGCTCAGGCGATCGTTCGCACCGGGACTGACGGGTAAGGTAACCGCCATCGGCTCGAATCTGACTATGGCTCTGGGTCTATGGGCGGCGCTCACAACCTTGCTCAGTGCAATCCTTGGCGTCTGGAATTTCCGGATCACGCGGCACAAAGCGCAAACCGAACTTCCTTATATTCAAAATGAAATTCATAACGGGGCTAAGATTGTGCTCTCGGGCCCCAGCGCGTCTATCTGGCAAATCAGCGAAATTAAGCTGATAGCCCCCAAGAGCGCTGAGTTTATAAAGCAACACATGCAGTACGACGATGGCGGATCAATCACGGCCAGCCACACCACCAGAGAAGGTCGCATTCTCAAAGGTGGCGAGCACTACCTCGTCGTAGCTTCATCAGTCTGGCCGGCCGATTTGTCTGTGACGATTTGCCTAAGAAGCGCTCCCAAGACCAAGAGGTCGCTGAGGACGCGCGTGACCAGATAGGTCGATACCAGATTTGCCAGCAGGGATATCCCGAGGCAGCAGGCTAGAAATTCAACCATCGTTATCTCCAGAAGCGGGCAAAGGCTTTCCTACATGCTCGACCGTCGTCATGCTTAGCACGGCGATTCGTACGGCCAAAAATAAAAATCACAGATTGTGAAAATGACCGCTTGACCGCACATCACAATTTGTGATTAAACACCTCCACACCCCGCACCGCCACAGCGACGCCGGGGAATGGAGGAAGAAATGTCCACCACCACAAAGTTTAGCGGCCCGTGGCATGTCATTACTGACAGCCAGGGTTACGACAACATCCATCACGCGCCCGCCGATGACGGCGACACGGGTGACATTGTTGCTACCTGCTTTCAGGATAGCGACCACGCCCGCCTGATCGCCGCCGCGCCGGAGCTTTATGGCGCGCTGACTGGGCTTGAAGGAATCCTCGCGACTGCTGAGAGCAATGCCAGCGGCAACCCGGAATGGGAATACGTTAGCAAGAGGATCAGTGCAGCCCGCGCCGCCCTCGCCAAAGCGCGTGGAGAAGCCTGATGCTCCTCCAGCCCATCACCCCGGCGCAGACCCCGCAGGCGAAGCGGGAGGCAGCAAACCTGCTGCACCAGCTTGAAGCGATGAAGCTGCTCGACGCCCTCAAGGATTACGTCGGACACCTGCAGGGCGCCAAGATCGAAGGCACCCCCGGCGCGCAGTCGAACTGGTCTGCGGTCGAGTTCCTTGAGCGCCTGTCGTTCGTCTTTCCCAGCGTCGAGACTGAGGCCGAACTGGACCAGTACCGCACCGAGCTTGGCATCGACGAAGAGGGCTACCGGCTCAACTCGGACGGTGAGCGGATGCACCGCTGGCACACTCCGGCCGAGAGGAGCGCGCTGTGAGCGACGCCGACTATTATCAAGAGTCGTTCGAAATCGCGATGGATCAAGCCGGGTGCTGGCACTTGGTCGAACAAATGACGCCAGAGCAGCGCCGCGGGATTGGCGAAAGCCTTGCTGGTTCTGCCGAGAACGAGAGCTTGGCTATCCATCGTCCTAGCTCCGGCGACCGCGTGGCTCAGATCGAACGGGAATGGCAACAGCGCCTGGAGGATGAGCGGGACCGGACAGACGCGGATCGCAAAGGAGCAGAGACGGCGTTGCGCCGCATTCTGAACGTCCATCGCGACGACCCCATCAGTTTCACCGACGCAGGGGAAGTCTATCGCCATGGCGGACGCACGGAGCGCATCGCATGACCGGCGGCGCGCAGGATAGCGGGGTGCTTCTGCTTCACCGGTTAAGCATTGTTGCCGTCCTGCCATTCATGATCGCCGTCGCCATCATCTTCGGAGCCATCATCGGACCGATTGAAGCGGTTGGCCAAGTCCTGACGGGATTTCGCCAGGGCTGGGGAGAAAAGTCATGACATTCGAAGATGAAGCGCATGACGACAAGATTATCGCGGCTCTGGACGATGTGCAGCGCGCGTTGGCTAGCCATGGCGTCATGGGTCGAACTGTCGCGCTCACGGCATTACGCCGCCACTTCCCCCGCGCCACCCCCGCACCCGCAGGCTGGCAGGGCAACCCTGACGCGTGGCAGCGTCGCAAGAAATACGCCTTGGCTGGTGATCCTCCCGGCAGACAGTACCAGTGGGAGCCTTGCTCAAGGCAGGAAGCGACGGGGCATTTCGACCGGCAGCCCGGTTACGAATACCGCGCTCTGTACACCATCCCCACCGCCCCGGCGGAAGGAGGGGTGTGATGGGCACCGCCGACCTTGGCGAAAAGCTGCAGGCCCTCGGAGCCGAAATCCTCGCGCCGACCAATCCATACGAGGTCTTGCGCTTCCGCACGTCTTACGGCGTTGGCGTCGTATATCGCGGCAAGCGCGGCGAGACTTGGAACGCCGAGGCGCTGGCGGCGCGCGAACACATGGAGGCCCGCAAAGGTTCGCTTGCCCCGGTTTCCGTCAAGGGCCGCCGCAAGGATCGCAGCACTGTCGGTGCGCTCCTGTCCCGCGATGGCGACTGCTGTTTCTTCTGCGGCGCGCCGCTCGATGGTGACGTGACGGTCGAGCACCTTGTCGCGATTGCCCACGGTGGCCCGAACCACATCAGCAATCTCTATCTCGCCCACGCGCAATGCAATCAGGCTGCCGGTCACATGAGTGCGCCGGAGAAGGTCGGGATGGCTGTGCGCCTGCGTCTGCAAGGATTGCCATCATGACCTACCACTCCGGCAAGCCCAGCATGCCCAGCGCGCGTTCGTTCCAAGTCCACGGCAAGATCCGCCCGCTGCTTGAGGACGACGCTCTGTGGGGTCCTATCGATCGCGGCCTGGTGTGGCTCGCCATCGTCTTCTGCGGCCCGGTCTTTGCGGCTGTCGCTGCTGTTCTGATTTTTGGAGGTTGATGTGAGCCATTTCACTGTCGCGGTTTTTACCGCTGAGAAGCCGTCTGATGAGCAGCTTACTGCAATTCTCCAGCCTTGGCACGAATATGAGTGCACCGGCATCGATGATGAATATGTCGTTGATGTCGATGTCACCGACGAAATGCGGGCCGACTTCGAAAAGTACGCCGATGAAGGACAGACTTTCGAGGATTTCGTGCCTGACTGGTCGAGCGCAGAGGTGCTCGAAGATGGCCGCTGCATCCGGCGTACCAATCCGAACAAGAAGTGGGACTGGTGGACGGTAGGCGGGCGCTGGACTGGCCTTCTGACGCTCAAGCAGGGCGCCACCGGAGACCTCGGTCATAGGGCTTGGTGCGCCTCTGCGGCAGAGGCAGGAACAGCCGATCGGGCCCGCGTCTCCGATGTCGATCTGGAAGCTATGGCAAACGCTGGCCATCCGCTGAGAACCTTCGCGGTCGTCAAGGATGGGCAGTGGTTCCAGAAGGGCCGCATGGGATGGTGGGCCTGCGTATCGGACGCGATGTCCGAGGACGAATGGACCAGCGAGTTCGACAAGCTGCTTTCTGCCAGCAGCGACCAGTTCATCACCATTGTGGACTGCCACATATGACCCGCCACCCCGCCCTCTACGGTCTTCACGCCGCCATTATCGCCACCGTGTTCGTGATGGGCGCGGCGGCTTGGTGGCAGGTATATCAAGGGAATTCGATGTGAGCGATTTGCTTGAACTGGCCGCGCGCTGTGAGGCTGCGACCCGCTTGGGGGAGGCCTCGGCCATCCTTGCGGCTCATGACGCCATGTTTCCCGAGCCGCCTAGCAATTATCAACCACGAGCCACTCCCTCGTTTTCGGTGGAATGGTCTGAATGGTCGAAGCGAATGTGCGCCGTCAGAAACTTCGTTCAGGTTGGCGCACATATCGACGCCGCGATGATGCTGGTACCGGATGGCTGGCGGTCGTATTCAACAGACATGAGCATTCAGGGCCGAACAAGGTGGATGCTTGTTGGCCCCAAGACCAAATGGATCGAGGGGCTGGATGGTCTGCTAGAGGCCGGCGACGATTGGTACCAGCAAGCCGTCGCCGCAACTCCACCTCTCGCTCTCACCGCCGCTTGCCTCAGGGCACGCAACACTCTCCCCACCGCCGCACCCGCTGGTTCCTCCTCCAGCCCGGCGTCCCTCCATTCCCTCGGCACGGGTGCTGCCGAGGCAACGGGAGGGGGGAAGTGAGCATCAACCCCGATCAGGACGCGATCTTTCGCGCAAAGCATGTCGGCGGGTCCGAGGTGTCGGCGCTGTTCGGCTGCAATCCGTGGCTCGCCGAGTTCGAATTGTGGCACCGGAAACGCGGCACCATCGCAACGCCGGAATTCAACGCGATCAAGCCCGATGGCACGCCGGAGAACGAGCGCGTGTTCTGGGGCGTGAAGCTGGAGGCCGCGATCATTGAGGCCGCCATGGAGCGCTATGGCTACATCGATCGCGAAGACACCGGGCCGCTGAGCAACGGCGAGGGCTTGGGCGGACACCCCGACCGGCCTGTCACCTGCCCCCAGCGCGGCCCGATCATCCTCGAAACCAAGATGGTCGATTGGCTGGAGTTCAAGAAGTGGGGCGACGAACCGCCGCTCAACTATTTGCTCCAGGGCAACACTTACGCCGGGCTCGATTACGTCAACGGCTTCGACATGCTGGTTCTCGTCGGCGGCAACAAGCTGGAGCGTATCCAGTACGAATTCCGGCCGAAGCTGTTTGCAGAGGCTGAACGGCGAGTGAAGGCATTCTGGCAGTCGGTCCATGAGAACCGACCTCCGAAGCCCGACTATTCTCGCGACGTGGGCGCGCTCAAGGAAGTCTACGCGGATCAGGACGACGAGACGCTGGACCTTGCCGGGGACAACCGCGCCGCCATCGCTGCCGCTGAATACCTCGCTGCTGCCGAGGAAGTGAAGCTGGCGCAGGGCCGGAAGGATGCCGCCCAGGCCGAGCTTATCGACAAGCTCAAGACCGCTTCTGTCGGCTTCGCGGACGGCTTCACCATCCGATCCACGCTCGTCAAGGCCATCGCCGATCGCGAGGCCAAAGAGGGCGAAATCATCAAAGGGCGCAAGGCTTACCGGCGCCTGACCATCAAGGAATTGGAGAACTGATATGGCATCTCTGCCCGCAAACCAGACCGACACCCGTGACCCCATCCGCAACGCCATCACTGCGATGGCCCCCGAGTTCAAGGCCGCGCTTCCGGCGCATGTGACGCCCGAGAAGTTCGTGCGCGTCACCATGACCGCCATCAACAGCAACCCCGACTTGCGCCAGGCCGATCGCGCCTCGCTGTTCGGATCGGTCACGAAGCTGGCGCAGGATGGCTTACTCCCCGATGGCCGCGAATCCGCGCTCGTCATCTTCAACACGAAGGACCGGGCAAGCGGTGGCTGGGTCAAGAAGGTGCAGGCGATGCCGATGGTGGCCGGCCTGCTCAAGATGATGCGGCAGTCGGGTGAGGTGGCTTGGGTGGATGCGCAGATCGTGCGCGCCAACGACAAGTTCCAGTACCGCCCGGGCATCGACGAAATGCCGATTTTCGAGCCCAACTGGTTCGGCGATCGCGGCGACGTGATTGGTGCCTATGCCATCGCCAAGCTCAAGGGCGGCGAGATCGTGCCGCCCGAGATCATGAACCGCGCGCAGATCGACGAGGTGCGGAACGTCAGCCGGTCCAAGGATCGCGGCCCGTGGGTGGACTGGTACGACCAGATGGCCCTCAAGACCGTCCTGCGTCGCTACCTCAAGCGCCTGCCGACGAGCACCGACCTTATCGACCGGATCGAGCGCGACGAGACGATGCAGGCCGACTTCACCCCGCGCGTCGTCGATGGCGGGACCGTGCGTGGCGAACCGGAGCACGTTGCGCCCGTCAGCCGTCTGGAGGCGCTGGAGCATCGCATTGAAGCCGAGGAAATCCCGGTCAACGACGGCACCCTCGCGGATGATAACCCCACCGCGCGCGAAGGCCGAGGCGACGAGGATATGGGTGAGCATTCCCCGGCATGGGAAGCGCCCCTGGCTGCCCTGCGCGTCCGTCTCGAAAGCGTCAGCAACGCCAAGGCGCTCGACAAGGTGGAACAGGATTGGGTGAACCTGACCCGCGCTGCCGTCGATGACGAGGACGTGGTTCGCACGTTCGAGGGCGAGATCGCTGCGCGCCGCCGGGAGATTGGCCAGTGACCCACCGCATTGAAACCGCAGCCTCGGGGGAGGGTGCGTAAGTGCCCCGCATCAAGCTGGAGATCACACGCAAACCGCCGCCTCCACCGCTGCCATCATTCGTGTGCGTCATCTGCGAAACCGAAATCGAAAGGGACAGTTGGAACCCTAATTTCCAGCGCGAACCCATCTGCTTCGCGTGCACGATGGACACGCCGACGCGACCGAAACTGGCTGGGTCGACCGTGGAGCAATGGTCGAACTTCCACCGTGCCCATGCGCTGCTTTGCGCCATCGATATGGAGATTGCCCGTGCAAGACGGCATCACTGACACCGCCGAACGCTATAGCCTCGACATGATCGTCAAAGGCATTGCTGACGACCTTGTAGCGCTGCGGGCTGGTAGCATCAGCATCAAGGATGCGCAGGCTCGGGCGCTGCTCGCCAAGCAATACATGAACGGGGTTCGCCTTGTCATGAACGCGAGGCAGAGCCTGGAGGCTTCGGCTCGTCCCGCTGGACGCATTGCGAAGGGCGAAGGCGCATGACCCCGCCCCACACCCCCGCCGCCGAGGGCAAAGACCTGATCGAGATCATCGTCAGCAACCTCCCGCGCATGACCAGCCTGCCGATCGAGCCTGAGACGGAGTTGAGGGCGCTTGGCATGGACTGTGTCAGTCTCATGGGGGTCGCGATCGACATCGAGGATCGCACCGGGCGCCGCGTGACGGATGCCGAGATCGAGACGTGGGCCACCGTTGGGGATGTGGCGCGGGTTTTGGGGGAGGGGTGATGGCCAAGCTGCAACTTCTCGACCTTTTTAGCGGCATCGGCGGGTTCAGCCTCGGGCTTGAGCGCGCTGGCCTGGCTGAAACTGTGGCCTTCTGTGAGTTCGACAAGGAGGCGCAAAACACTCTGCGCGCCCGTTATCCAGGCATTCCGATCTATGACGATGTTCGAACACTTACCGCAGACCGACTCCGAGCAGACGGCATTCGACCGGATGCGATCGTTGGAGGATTTCCCTGCCAAGATGTTAGTCTTGCAGGCGGTGGCGTGGGTCTTGCAGGCGCACGAAGCGGGCTCTGGTCCCAGTTCTCCCGACTGGTTGGCGAGCTTCGACCCAAACTCGTCGGAGTGGAAAACGTCTCAGCTCTCCTTGGACGGGGAATTGGAACGGTTCTCGGAGACTTGGCCGCGCTCGGGTATGATGCTGAATGGCACTGCATACCGGCTTCCTACGCTGGTGCACGACAAATTCGCGACCGAGTGTGGATTGTGGCCTACCCCCAATGCGACAGCGTTCAAGGGCGGAAGACAGTCACCGCGGCGTGGTGTGAGCAATCCCGAGCGCAACAACTGGCAGGACTGGTGCAGCCTTGTACTTGGCCAACGGTATCCGGTGCCCGAGACCGCGGAACAGGTCATGGGGTTCCCAGAGGGGTACACCGAAACAAGCAACTCGGAAACGCCGTAGTGCCGCAGGTCGTCGAACTTCTGGGGAATGCCATCAAGGAGGCCCGCGCAGCATGACCCGCATCGAACAGATCGGCGAGGCGAAACCGCTATGACACATGAACGTCGCGGCAAATCCGACGAGTGGTATACCCCGCGCTATGTGTTCGACGCGCTGGGCTGCACCTTCGACATGGACGTTGCCCACCCGCGCGACCACTCGCATACCAGCGTTCCGGCTCGCCGCTTCCTCTACGAACGCGGCCTGGAAACCGACTGGTCCGGCTTAGTATGGATGAACCCGCCCTTCGGAAACGGTGACCGGGCGAAACTGCTTTGGATGGAGCGCTTTTTTGAACACGGCGATGGCGTGGCTCTCACGCCAGACCGGACATCGGCGGGCTGGTTTCAGAAATGCTGGGGCCGCGCTGATGCGATGCTGTTCGTGGCGCCGAAGATCAAGTTCGTCGCGCCTGATGGTTCTCTTGGTGAGCAGCCGGGTAACGGCACGGTTCTTTGGGCATCCGGGCCGCGCGGCGTTGCGGCGCTGATGAACGCTCACCGCAACGGCCTGGGGCAGATCGCGCGACCCTATCGAGAGGAAGCGGCATGACCGGCGATTACCCCGCAGAGCAGGGAGAGGGGATGTGAAGGAAGTGCCGCTCCGGGTCAGAACCAAGGAGGCCGCGCACATCACCGGCCTTGACCCCCGAACCCTGCAGGAGAAAGCTGCTGCAGGCATGATACCGGGCGCTCGAAAGGTCTTCGGCCGCTGGACCTATGACCCCGTACTACTCGCGAAATTAGGATATGCACCGTGCCCGTCGAAAAACTCCCGAAAGGCATCTACCGGCGCGGAGACATTCTCTGGGCGCGTTTCAAGGTCAAAGGTGTCGAATATCGGGAAAGCCTACGAACTCGTTCTGTCGCAGTCGCGGAGAAGCGCTTGAAGGCCATGCGCCTTGAGATCGAGAACCGCGTCTATTACGGCGCGGCGGAAGCGGTCTTGTGGGAGCAGGCGGTCATCGCCTGGGATGCGTGGATCAAGCGACAGGGCAAGCGCGAAGGCACCGTCACGCGCTACCTCGTCAGCCTCGGGCAGTTGCGTCCGTGGCTCGACGGCAAGGACATTCAGCGCATCGATACCGACATGATCCGCCAGATCATCCGCGACCGTGCCCGGCTTGGCGTAACCAATGCGACCATTCGCCGCGACCTCACAGCCATGTCCAGCGTGCTCGATAGCGCGATTGATGAAGGCTGGATCGAGGAAAACCCGGCGCACAGCTACGACCGGCGCCGCCTCAAGGAACAGCGCGACCCGATCGAGCTACCGGATCACACCAGCATCGCCGCCGTGCTCGATGTTGGCTCAAGGTTCGTTGACCTGGCCGAGTTCGCGCGGGAGACTGGTATGCGGCAGGAGGAGATAGCCTCGCTCACGCATGACCAGATCGATCGCGTTCGCATGTCCGCCAGTCTGATTCGCACCAAGGGGCGCCGGGCGCGCGAGGTGCCGTTGACGCACCGGGCGTTCGAGATCATGGACCGTCAGCCGCAGTATCTTCGCAGCCCTTACGTCTTCTGGCGCGGGGCCGGAGAGCGCTTCAAGAACGTCGATGCTCAATTCTACGCAACGGTACGCAGAGTGGCACACAAAAGGGCACAACTCGAACTGCCGTTTCGCATCTTCCGGTTCCACGATCTGCGACACCTGTTTGCGGTGGAAAGCCTTAGAAAACAGCGGTGCAGCATCTATGAACTGCAGCAGATCATGGGGCACGCTTCGATTAAGACGACGGAGCTATACCTTGACCACCTGACACCCGACGAAAAGCAGGCTGCGATTCATGGGGTGGCACGAAACTCGGCACGCAACCAGAGGTTTGCGAATGGCGAAGGGGCAGAAAATGTTTGA